TCCTTAAAAGCCAACTCCAAAGCCGCCGACTCTCTCAATGGAAATACGGCATCCTCCAACATCGGGAAGCCAGATTCCAACTTGAAAAACTCGGTGTTGCCAACGAATCGGGTACTTGCCAAGGCTCCAATAGAATGTGAAGCCGCGAGGATAGCCCTGATCTGCCCGATATAAGTACTGGAAGCACCGGACACACGAATTTGGGCTAACCCCAACGCTACTGTGGTAGTGTCTTTTGTAACTGGACCTGTTCTCGACATAATTAATTCCTCCTATATAAAGAGATTAAGTGTTTTTGCCGGTGCCATTAGTCTTTTCCTCAAATATCGGTTGAGGAGGAAAAAATGTAAATACATTCATATAACCACAATCCTCCCGGAGACATTGCATTTTGATGGATCCAAATATCTCCATAACCACCGGTCTTCTTCCATTTTGTCTTGGACTACCAAACTCGAATCTGAGTACTCCATTTGGCAATCTCTTAATCAACTTCTTTTTGCACTGTTCGCAACGCAAGAACATTGTGTTTCACCGTTCAAATGAGTGTCTAAAAACGATTCAAAATAAAAACGTGTGTCTTAATATGCTTTCAAAGCCCAAAGCCGAATTCCACGCTAAACTTTAGAGGCAAAACGTAACCTGACAGTCAGGATTTTATATTTAGTATCATCCTCAGTTTTCAACTGTTGAGATTCATCTATACTCTGGACAAGCAACGCTCCCAAAAGAGTCCAAGCCTGATCTGCATAACTACGATAAAATGGAATTCTTTTCATTCCATCAGTAGCGGTTGAATCAGTTAAATAACCAACCACTGTGTCTCTCAACTGGGCAAGCCTGAATCCTTCATTGTCCTTCCTTGTACAACAATGAACGCTTAGAATCCCTTCAGACATATAACCCAACGCCAATGTACCAAAATTAACAGCCACCCATCGATCAATATTTTGATTGTGATGCCCGATTAATCTTGGAGTAGCAAGATTGGGATCAAATAACAGAGCAATACCAGAAGTAACCTTTATGTTATCCACAAAGAACTTCTTTATACTATCCCTGTAATTCGTTTCCCTTGCTGTTGGATCAAGAGCCATATTGTCCCCTGATTTCAGTTACGAGTTTATCCATAGTTGGAAAGAAGTTTTTCTCCACATAATCTACCGCTTCCGCCAACTGAGGTTCTTCCTTTGAATCGTAATCAACTTTGGATTTATCTAAAACCTCCAATAGTTGATCTAATCTTTTCAAAGGAATCATCATCCGAATGTAAATATCTCTCGGGGCTACCGATTCTACAATTATATCAGCCATCGTTTTTTATCCCCTTAAACAAAGTTGTGGTTAAGTCCCCCATTTTCATATCTTGTGGAGTATCTATTCCAAGAATAATATTTTCAATCTTTTTTGCCTCTTTCAAAACCTTCTTGGCTTTGAATTTAGCTATGACATGGGAACTCTTAAAATAAACCTCTAACAATTGTGAAAGCACAGTCCAATAAATAATGATGTATTTCCAACGAGACACTTGATCCTCATCGGTATCAGTATCTATTTTCTTCCGTAACCCCCTATTCATCTCAGTTGACCATTTCCCCCATTCAACTGAAAATCGAGAAAGTCCTTCTTTTTTTGCTTTACGATAGTGCTCCTTGATAAAATCAACGTATTCTTGTGGATTCATAATTACCTCCATACATCCTCTATCTTCTTTAAAGAGGCATCTCCTTCCTCTTTCCAGCCTTTGTCTGCATATTCATGACCAGATGGTTCAAAAACTGGACGAGCAGGTTGTTTTCCAAGACCAAATTCGATGGTCTTTCCATACATTCCTATCTTTTTCTTTTTGCCTACTTTTCCTTTTCCATACCAAGACTTTCCCCCAGAGTCCATAGCATCCATAGGAATACCTCCAACGTATCCCCATCTCTTTTTAATAACCGTAATAGCTTTGAGTAAATCCCTCCCTAAAATCCAGAACGTGCTTCCTAACTGCATTGTTTCTACTTTCCACTTTGCGTATCTTGGACTGTAAGGGGCATAACCTCCAGCATACGTTCCTTGTGTAATATTCTTGTAAACCACTCCAATATAATCAACAGCACAACGATAAGGAAGTTCTTCCCGTTCTACTCTTACAGCACGCTCAACCGAATGCAAGGCATTTATAATCTTATTCAATTGATTACGATTAACCGTAATAACTGGTTGTAAGATTTCCCCGTACATATTGTTTCCTTTACGTTGTAAATCTTGGATCAGGTTTATTAGTCCCTGATTTATCCTTCTTATCTGTAATTTCTATAGCACATATCCTACAAAAGGGTCCATCATTTTCAATAAAAACATGATAATTTGCAAGATCGCTTCCACACTTTTTACAATCCAACTGCTTTTTCATTTCAACTCCTTATGGGGGAGATGTAGTGGTTGTACTCGATGTGGTTGTAGTTGTCGTAGTGGTTGAACAAGCTGGCCTACTATCCTCATCCACTGTACAAACATCCACACCATCAAATCTATATTTTAAAACAGAACGGATTCGGTAGTACTCATCCTTTGAAATCATAACTCGGTCATTCTCTCTTATGCCAATAGAACTTGGAATATAAAACTCATTCTTGGATATCCCAAAAACCCCGAGTTCTTCATCCGTTTCGATATTGGTACCAAAAAGAGGATCGGCAATCAGAGAATAAACATCCGATTTTACATTTTCCCATGAAGTAACTCTATGATACGTTTGAGTACTCCAATCATCTTCAGAAGGACGCTTAATATCCGCTTGGGCATTACACTTATACATAACCCCTGAATAATAAATTATCTCATTTTCAAAGGTTTTGGGAGTTCTCGACATGAGGATGTATCTCAGATCAGTAACATCAATCTGGATAATATCGCCTGAAACACCTGGGTAGTCATAAGGAAGGGTTATTTCGAGGAAGTATTCCCGGATAAAAGGCTTCGTTACCTGAGCGTTCAAATCATACTTGACGTATTTCCCAGTAACATTGCCAGAATCCCTAATAATGGTAGTAATATCCCCTACCTCAATAAGGGCTTCTTTAACATCTGTAGCTATACCCATCAGTCATTCTCGTTTGGACCAAACAAGACTTCCTGATCGTCATCATAGGTTACATCACGACCGGTTTCAGGTTCATAAGCAAAACCAGGTTCAACCTGAGTACCAAAAATCTTGAACGAATCAACTCCCGCAAACTCATGGACATTTTCGAGTTTAGCCTTTTCAAAATCCTCATCCATTGTTTTGATAAGAATAGTATAATGTTGAAAACGTTGCTGGAGATTAATCTGTTCAAACTTAAACTTATGCGCAGATTCGGTTTGAAGGTAAAAAAACAGATGCCTTTTTGCCCTATCCTTCATCCACTGTATCTTGAAAACTGTAGAATTGGGTAAAGACCATCCCGTATCCCGTAGGGCATCATCTACAGCATTTTCGTAATCCGGGGTTGCAAGATACGAAGTAAGACCCTTCACCTCTTGCTGCAACTTCATTATAAGTTCATCTCTGGTCATCGCTTAACCTTGAGAGAAAGTTTTGGTTTGGTCTTCTTTTTTGATCTCGGTTTTTTAGAACTCTTTTTCTTTAGCTTCTCAGGAGCCTTCTTTTCCTCCTCATGAGGAAGCTCCTTTGTTTCTGCTTCGAAAACTCTCTCCTCTTCCGTGAGGGGAGTGATTTCGTTTGAGGTCTTCAATGAAGAAGCTGTAGTTCCAGTAAATTCATCAGTAACTTCAAATATTGGAATGGGTGGAGCCTTTTTGGTTTCAAGAACCTCCACCGTTCCAACATCATATCTAACCTCATTCAAAATATCTGCAGGAATGGAGGGAAACTCAAGATTAGGAAGAATTGTTCCCTCCACCCACACAGAATTACCAGCTTTTAACGTCTTTAGCAGACGAACTTTTGTGATCATTTTACCCCTCCACATTATTATGCGGTGGTTGTAGTGGTCGAACTGGTAGTTGTAGTCGTTGTAGTCGTTGTAGTCGTGGCAGACTGACCAGTGGTAGCAGTAACATCAAGGATGTAAACGGCGTCTCTCTGTAACAGAACGGGCAAGCCCTTATCCTGTACTCGGACCCATAATCCTTCAGGATCCCACTCAGTCTTTTTGTCGGTGTATTTCCCGTAATGACGTTCCAATCCAAAAGGAGCACGTTTGTATCCAGCGATGGGCTGTCCATCAACCTTGGATGCGAACATAATGAATTTGTCATCTGGGATAAAGGGTTTTGTCATTGTAACAAAGTCCTCGGACGCTTTGTACGAACTTGCCGGAGGATATGCTACCTGGACACGGCCACCTTCAACATCGATACTGATGATATACCGTTCCTCATAAGTGCCAGCACTCTGGTCGTTGAATCGCAGTTTTTCCCCAACGGAGAAATCCTCGATCTTGTCCAGAGAAATCCATGTGGTACTGGCACCGGTGACAGCGGCAGTCAACCATGCACGAATCTCATACATCTGGTCGTAAATCATGAAGTTGTCGATATCCAAAAGATTACCAATAACTCTGGCATTCACTCCGATGAGATCATGCAAATTCCCCTTGGAGAACAGATCACCATCACCAAAGTAATTCTTCTGGAGCAACTGCCGGATCGTGGTATCGTTGGCAAGATGCTTCAACACCTGGGAATTAAAGATTGCATAGTCAATCTTGCCTCCACAGGCACGATTAACCAGAATCTTGGCATCCTGAATGTCTTTCATAATATTACGACTACCACCGGTGTCCCAGTAGTATGAACTGGTAAGAGATACCCTGTGTTCACTCGGAATCTGATAATCCAGTGTGTTCTTATAACCACCCTGAACCTCATAAGTGATAGTACCGCCGGTCAGCATCTGGGAAAACATCCACTCTAACCTTCGATCAGAACGAGCGGACAGTGAAGCCAGATTAGTAGCCACCTTGGATTGGGCATCATGATAGGTAGCTTCCGTACCAGGTTTACGAAGATTGTTGAGGAACTCCTCATCGAAATACATCTTCTCCTTCCAGTATGCAGCTTCGGCCTCATGCTTCGCAAATCCAAACGGAGCGGTCGTGGGTGCAGGTGAGCCAGGAGCAACAAACGGAGTCATACCCCTTCCACCCCTCTGAGATTCCCACTTAATCGAACTTGATGGAGAATCAGACGACCCAAACAGCTTTGAAAGAACCAGTTCCGGAGGTGACATAAACGTGGACATAAATTCCTGTATCACGCTCAATTTCAGATCCGGAATATCAGAAGAACCACGAGCAAGCTGGTTCACATCGATTCCCAGTTCATTCATAAGTTTTAACAGTTCTTGCTTATCCATAAAATTTCACCCCCCCTCTATCTAATCATTAGCTGCTGACCGAAAACGGTAGCGGAAATATCTGTCCTTGCCGCCGAATCAACATTGGTTACCATACCATTCCAAAGTGCGCAGTTACTCCAAATAAGCGTAGCTACTGCTCCCTTCGCATTCACACCAAGACCGGTATCAACTGACTTCTCCAAAATACCAACACAATCTGAATAGTTATTGGTATTGTCACCCGCCTCCACAAAAACATGAGCAAAACGAGCGGTAGTAAAAGCAGTTCCACCAGTGGCAGTGGTAAAAGTGATAACAGCATAATTGCTGTAGGTAGTTCGATCAATCGCCGTGATAGCACCCAAACTCTCCTTCGTGGTAGTGTTATCATTGATGATAAGATCATCACCAACTGCGAATTTGTAACTGTCCTCAATCGTCACAGCAACCGTACTACCAGTGGCCGTATTACTCGCAACGAGGTATGCACGACCCGGATGATTCTCACTGGCCCCACCAGTAAAAGTTGTTGGATTATAAGGGAGAAATTTGCCTACACCACCAGCAGCGGATTCGTTTTGCGACAAAGCAAAACCAGCATCGATCAAACCGTACCCAGCCTGTAAAGTGATATTAATAACCTTCAATACACCTTCGGAACCGTAGACATAGATTTCCTTGTAATCCTTCTGTTGTCCAATGATTACCCCTGGAATATCCATAGATTTTCACCTCCTTTAAGAGTTAAACGATTAAAAGTTACTTTTCGGAAACTTTCTGTCCAGCCAATTTGAGAAGATCATTGGTGCGTTCCTGATCTGCCGCCATTTCTTCCTTATTGGCACCTTCAGCACCGGCAGGATCTTTCGTCCCTCCACCAACACCGAGGACCACTTCATCGACCTTGGTTCGGCTTTCCCAATCGGTGATTTCAGCAGCAACCGCTTCAGCAAACTTTTCCTGATCGAAAACATTTTTCTCATCCACATGATCGGAATAAGAAACATGCTTACGAACTTTCGGGTACAGACTTTCCCGAAGCTCACTTTTAGCCAATGCCACATCCCAAATCCGATCCGCTTTGGCCTGGAGTTCATTCTCAGTACGAATGGCCTCCGTCTTTTCGAAAGTAACAATTTTCTTGTCCTGCTCATCGATCCGAGTAGTCAAAGTATCGATTTTGGTGGTAAAAGAACCTCTCTCTTTCTCAAATCCTTTTTCCAACTCTGTCTTTACCTCAACCCGAACTTCAGTGGAGAACAACTTCGCCACTTCCGGGTGATCCTTCTTAAAAGTTTCAAGATCCATCGATTTCACCTCCTTTGTTCCTGTTAAAGTATTAGCATTAACGTCCTCATCGACGCTTAAAGAACTAAGCTCCTCAATTTCAAGCTCAGTTTTCTCCGTTTTGGAAAAAGCCTTTGATTCGGTTTTCTTGTCCCACCCGAATACACACACAGAAGCTTCCTGAAAGACACATTCCCTCCAGATAGTCCCCGGCCCTTTCATTGTAAAACCATTAACCTCGACTTTGGTATCTTCCTCCAACCGTTCAATCCTCGTAGGAATGGCATAAATACTGGCCTGATACGGAAAGCCTTGTTCCGAAAGCTTTTGAAACTCCTCACTGAAGGGGGTGTCAACAAATTGGGTCGTATTCGGATTCAATTCCAATTTGTTATCATCTTTAAGAAGCTTACCGGAGAATGCAATCTTCTTGGAAATATCATGTTGTTCCAGTACTGGGTATTTCTTCCGATCAAATTTGACACCACTTACATCGATAGCCAAATCATCCCAATACCAATGCCCCTTGATAATTCCCCCAGAATAGGCGACCATTCTCATTTTCTTTTTGTCGCCATCTGCAAACATGCAAGCCCCGTCCGAACCTGTATCGACCAATCTCAATGCACCATTCGGGACGTTCGTAAGCTTTTTCATCCTCTTATCCCCTATTTAAAGGTTAAACTCTATTAGTATGTTCATACCAATCAAGATGGAGTGTTGCTGGATCAGTATCAGTACCAAAAAGTGACAATTGGTACTTGGTATTTTGTTTCAAAACAATTTCGTCCCGATCCGATCCAACTGCAATTCCCGATATCTTAGAACCACCAGGCATATATTCATCCCAAAGTGTAGTTCCTCCAGTAACCAACGTAGCATCATAACTAATACTTCCCGCTGTGCCATCTAAAGCGATACAAGTAGAGACCTTGGGTGAGTTCCTTTGATGATTCAACATTGCAAACTTCCCGGTTGGACTTGCACCACCCCCCGTTGGGGCTTCAATTAACCGTGTTCTCCAACCACCCGTTCCAATAGCATAAAAGGTAAAATGCTCCCACTTGGCAGTATCTGGTGTCGTCCATGTCAGTGTTATCATATCAGTAGGTGTGGTCATTGCCCCCAAACTGGCAACACTGTAATTACGGAAAAATCTTGACCCTCCATGAGTCTCATAATGAGCATAGTCAATCATTGCCAAAACCCAAGTAGTAGGATCTATCCGAGCGATCCTACCAAGCGAGTCAACCAGATATCTTGCAGCACCTTTTATGGATGGAATAAAATTAGACATTTATTTAACCTCCTTCTTAACAGGCTTCTTAACAGGCTCTTTGGGAGTTTTCTTGGGTTCGCCCTCTATAGTTTCCTGTAAAGACTCGGCATCCGCTGTATAAACAAGCTCTGGATACTTATCATCCTCAGTGGCTTTATCCAATCTGGCTTTACTGTAACCCCCAAGACCCATATTTTCAGATACCGTTTTATTGGGAATGCCCAGTGTTTCTGATACCGGACCGTGTTTAACCCCTAAGAATGCTCTTGCTCTACCTTCATTATCAATAGTCTCGGACTTAGGGAATGAAAACTCGATCAATTTCTCTGGTCTGGTATTGATCAACTTAAAAACTGGTTCTTGCTTTTCCCAATCGACGGCCTTATTAATACGAAGATACTCAGGAAATTTATCGATAGCCGACTTTAAAAAGAAAATGCTACCCCAAAAGTCGAAACGTAAGAACCTTTCGAAATAGGCAATCTCATCCGCCGTCCTGTCAGACATGGGTCCACGAGTGGCCTTCACCGATGAGAATGAGCCAGAAGCAGTTCCAGTAGTAATATCCGAAGATTCGTTAAGGCCACTCGTAACCATTTGAAGAATGTCGGTATCCTGATCACGGATAGAAGTAAGGTTTGGATTAACTGCCGTAACAGTCATTCCGGGAGGCAGTACAATCTTGCTGCCGGGGACCATCTTCTGAGCAATTCCAGTCTTCTTTCTTTCATCATCGGTAAGAGCTAACCAGATTTGAAACGCCTTGACATCCTCAAATTGAAAGACCCATGCATAAGCACCACTTGATTTCTTGTGGTCAATTTCATACTTTTTAAGATTCTCATAATGATTCAACCACTGAATTGTAGTCCTCAAATATGAGACCGCTCTTTTTGTTATCAGCCCCTTGTCCCATGCAATGATAAAACGTCTGTAACCCCCGAACTTTCGGAACACGTGTTTCAGACTTCGGCTGTTCTTCTGTCGCTTTCTCTCATACATTCCATCCATAAGCTTCTGGGAGGCTGCATTTTCGACAAGAGAAGGATAACGACCAATGAAAATAGAGGGGATTTGTTCCCAATTACCATTACCATCAAAATCTACATTATAGAATAGAGGCATCGTAGTCTTGCGAGAATGAAAAATAATGCCGGAATCTTCAGTACCCCCCTTACCAATGGTGTAAGGATCGATAAAGTCTACTTCCACGAATCCATTTTCGTGTAAAGTGAGACCCAGAAAGAGTTCCCCTTCCACGAAAGAGCGACCAACGTACTTGGGCCAAAAATTATACAGTCTGTTTCGTGGGTCTTCTTCAATTTCTTCGATGACTTGCTGGACTTTCCATTCCCCCGAAGTGGTTTCAAAACCGAATCCAGTAAGTCTGCCCATTTGTCCCCGAACGGAAGTATTGATCTGGGGGTTTCGCTGAAACTTGTTCCAACAGACCCCCTGCAATAAGTTCCGAACGGTGGAAGAATCCTCTTTCCCGCTTACATCAAGCATCGGAGAGAATCCATCTGGGTCGACATGGGAACCCGAATCTGGGTCATGTTGCCAAGGCATAACAAAAGAGATGCGTTGAAGGATTTCCTCCGGGATTTCCTTCAAGCCTTCAAGTGCTTTATCAAAATTCAATGGAGCATCCATAATTTATTTCCTAAAAGAATTTCAACATGTTGTGAGAGGATAAACATAATTCAGGACTAATGTCAAGCCTAAATCCCCACATATTGATAAACTTGTTCGAATGTAATATCAAATATTGTAGGTTAACCATAGTCCCCAACAAGATCGAGGTTGGCAACAAAGGTTCCAAAACTGTTTATATTTCTTCTGATACGGAAATCCTCGGCACTCATACTCCGGCCTCCAAACATACACCAAGCATTGGCAAACATATAATCATCCTGGATGCCGAATTTCTCTCCCTTCTCTGTACTCCCGAACCATCCAACCCTTGTCCCACCTTTCTCGTCATGGTTGAACATCTCGAATTCTTCCTTGAGAATATCGGGTTTCTTAGTTCCAGTAACTCCAGTAAAGGGAGCTTTGAATCTTCCGTCACGAACAACCTCAAGAACCGCCTTGAAAGCCTCTCTCTGTTTGTCATAATTGGGATAAATAGGCTCAAATTTCACTCCACGTCCATCACACCAGCCTTGAATGTCCCAAGCACCGAATCTTTCACTACAAAACACATCCAGCCCCCCGTATTCATTATGTACCAAATCCAATTCTTGCTTAACCATACTGTGATCATGCTTCGGAATAATCTTAACGTACAGAGTAAAATAGATATACATCGGAGCGGCAACCCCTGAAATGAACTGATAAGGGTTAGTTTTACTCCCCGGCAACCCTTTAGCCAGAATAACCATAACAGTTCGTGCTGGAGAAGACAAAGCATAGGGGTCCCCGAAGTCAACCGCGGAGAGTACTGCAAAGTTGGTGTCAAACACGTCAGATAGCTTCATAAGGGAGGCAAAGCTCGCCATACGTGGAGCAGAGTACTCGGAAATGGTGTAAAGATTCTCGACTGATTTCAACCGTTCATTGTACTTATCAACCTTGGTAACGGCATTTTGTATGCGCCGCTTGGTTTCATCCAGTCCACGACTCTTGAGATCCGCAAGAACCTCTATAAGATGATTCTTTTTCTCCAGAACGTCCTTAATGTCTCCATGGTTGATGATTCCATCGTCTGCTCCAATGATTCCAATCTCCTCTATCATTTCTTGACTGAAGATTTGTCTTGCTCCAGCAGACCACAAATTAAGGAAATACCGTTCATAATCACCAAACGGAAACTTAATTTCATAATCCCTTAGCTGATCTTCAGTCATATTGGGATTCCAGTAGTCCCCAAGGTCACCCATCTTACTACTTCTATAAGAAAAGAATATGGTTCTACTCTTCCCAGTAACAAAACTCTGAAACAGGGAATATAAAAGATGGGTTTTAGAAGACACCGTGGAATCAATAACCCCGATAGCATTTGGAATATTTCTGATACTGCCGTCCAACTGGGAAAAGAATTTGGGTTTCTTCATATCGAATATCTCGGAAAAAGTATAACCCGTAATATTGGATACAATACCACTGAATGAAGATATGCTCCGAATCAGGCTCTTTACATTCCCATCCAGGTCTTTCAGTCTGATCTCTTTTTCCTGGATGTTTCGTTTATTACCCGTCATAGCCATCAAAGGCGGACTATTCAGAATTATGTCCTTCATAATATCATAATGGACAAACTTAACCTGATCCCTACTATTCGCTCCAAGCATAATCTGTTGTCTGGGCCAGTTAAAAAACTTCCATAACTGAATCAAAACCGCTAATAACGACTTCCCTTCACCACGAGGCCAGCAAAAAACAATCAACCGGTACTTGAATTCCCCATCCGCCATCTGTAAGGCTCGACGGAGTATGGTCTTCTGAGCACCCCACATCTCAGCATAAGACTTGCCGGTCCGAGGATGTGGAGTATCAGGGAGGTCTCCAAGCCTGCACCAAACACTGAATAAAGCCCTTCCAGTTTCATCAATTGGATATATTGGAACATACACATGGTCGTCACACCACGCAATCATTCCATCAGCCCCGTCCCGGTAAGAATTAGGCTCTTCTCCAACAACCTTCTTACTAAGCTTGAGCTTCATTTCTTCCTCCTACTACAGGGAATACGATATCCTTGGTTAATTCTTCCGCTAAAGCAAAAAGTTCCTCATCCACAGGTAAGATTAGATCGGGGTGATCCTTTATCAATTCATGAACTAATTCCAATAACTCCGATACTTCTGGTTTCATTTCTTCCTCCTAAACCGTATCTTACCTTCATTCAAGGCTTCCCGTTCCATATTCTCATAATAATTTCCTTTAACCAATCCCTTACTCTCTTTAGGAATATCGGGTAAGTCTACCTCCTTCAACCCATCCAACCCAATACTCTTCCATATTCCCTCAATAGCTTTAATCTGTTCCCGGAATTCCCTCAGTAATGGATTCACAGTAATAGTACCACGACCAGATGTAATAGTAACATCCATCCCTCCACTCAAAGCTATTTTAAGTTTACATAATATGTTGTACATAGGGATCAAATGCATACCAACACGATAAAGCTCTCCCTCATCCAAAATCTTACCATAGTTGTAAACAATCAACTCAGTAATAGAAGTCATATACTCTTCCATCACACCACAACGAAAACGACCCCCCTTTTCATATGGGCATACAGAATGAGCAGGACAACCCTGAACGGCAGTACAAAAAGGGATGATCTCCCATGTATGAAACCTCATTCCCTTTAACAATCCCTTCTTAGTAGTAGCCGTTCCTTGGTTAGTTCTAAACGTCCCAGTTAATATATCCGGCATAGCAAAGCCCTCCTTTTTCAAGTATTCAATAACAGAAAGAGGAAACTTGTCAACAAACTTGTTAATATATCCGTATTAACCGTATTAAACTGGAGTGTAAAAGTAAAAACGCCCCCAGTAGTTTTACACTCATTGAAAACAACGGAAAACGGGTAACTAACTGATTACATAAATAAACCCTTGTTTAGCTGTACATGGTACTGTACACTTGAAAGCTTGCTGGTTAAAATAATCAATTGGAACAGACGGATAAAAGTGTAGTAAAGGAATAAGGGGGAAGAGAATAGATAGTAAAAATTGGGTTGGATAAGATAAGAGAGAGGATACACGTAAAGTAATTAGAATCGGGTTGAAGTAGGGTCCTGGCTTAAAACGTGAAAAAAATTGTGGTGGAGTCTCTGTCTCAAAATGGAAGGGGGGCCGTTCTGAAGCAAATCGGGGGGTGCCTTTGATCAATTCAATGCTTTCCCCATAAGTCACTGATATTCCTATGAAATTTGTTGATAAAAGTTGACATAATGTAAGTTATCAGACGTTGACCCCGTTCATTCCCTGAATGTCATTCAGTTAATGAATAACCTTCATATTATGTATGCACTTATATACAAGTTATACAATTCAGTTCCTGAATAATCTATATTAATTGAATCATCAATACTCCTCCCCCTTCCATTCATTAAATAAATAACATTCATAAATTATACACTCCTTTACTAACTGAAGGTTATTCATTAACTGAATAACTCCACAATTAAAATCTCTTATTCATTGACTGAAGCCCGTTCATTTAATAGGGACACATTCACTTATTACAGGGACATTCACTTACTGAAGGTTATTCACTAACTAATTCTCCATTCATTTAAAATCTCTTATTCAGTTACCAAAGCCCCATTCACTTATTAAAGTCCGTTCACTTATTGAATCTCCTACTATTCACTGAAGTCTTCCCTACTTAATAAAATGTTATTCAGATAAAATCTCTTATTCAAAGATTGAAGCTCCTTCATTTATTGAACTTGACTTGTTAGTTAAATCTCCATGTAAAAACTATTTTCTCCTTATTAAAAAAACGTTATTCATTAAATAAATTTCCTTCAGCTACTACAAATTATGTAGCTTTTACTACAAATTATGTAGGTTTTGGAGTAGCTACTTTATAAACAGATTATAGCTACTCCATTTTTATTCGGTGTATTATCAGTATGTTATTGGTCTACACTTTTTGTAGTAGGTTTTGGTGCTGTTATCGTTTTATTTTTAGCTGTTTACAAGTTATTGTTTTTATTCAATAAATCCATGTTGGCATGCGGTTTGCAATACATATTTGGTACATAGGGGTACCCATAAGGGCAAACCCCACAACCGG